CTAGTTGACCTCGTATGCATTGTGATCTCTTACGCCACAACCCGCTACGACAACAGGCAAATCGACTTTAGTATCATCAACTACCGTTTCATCAACCATATTACGCTTCATTGTAACACTCTTTAAGCTTTTGTTAAGTTTTTGATTGCCAATTTGTGACTTTGTCCAATTAAATTGTTTTTCGCGCTCTGCTAGCACAAACAAATAGGTGGGTTTACGAGGATCAGTTTCATTCTTTTTGTTATTCCAAGAATGCATTACTGCTTCGCCAGCTTCAACACCATATAAATGTGTGTAAGCAGCCGCTAATAACTGAGCGCCAGAATCACTCATCACCATCAGCGCCGTATTCTTATAGTCGCTACCACAATCGAATGACACGTCTACATTTAACGTAGAACCATCAGGCAACAGCAGATCTGCATTCATCCTAGAAACTCGAGCACGATCCTCTAGTGGAGTTAGGGCGTTAGCCGCACTAATACAAAACATAGTTGCAGCGATTGGAAGTAGTATCTTTTTAAACATAGAGATTTCCTTTTAGTCATAAAATATGCGTTCCTTCATCAACAGTTCCAACCATTACGTCATTGAGTTATATCTAGGTACTTTCTCCTACAATAATGGTAAGGATTGTTTATGTCTTAGAAGGCCACGCTCAGGTGAACAGATCTTGCCTTAAAACACAATTTTGCAAGACCGCATCAACCATCTTATTTGCAGCTAAAATATCTTCAACTACAAAAATACTGTGAGCTCAATATTTAGAGATCTTCTCTTTACTATTGTTGACTTGTAGAACACTAACTGTAAATACTTAGTTAAGAAATAATTCTTTATTTTATAATATCTATCCAAAGTAAACGATGCCTTTTGCTATTAATTATTACGACGACTAAAAAAGTTACTTGCTATTATGGAGATATAACATTAGCGGTGATCTGAACAACTGCATGATTGGTGATATTAACACCCAAGCTTCTGCTGTAATGCGACGTAGAAATTAGAATAGGGGGCCTGAATATTTGAAAAATAAAGAAAAACCTACAGGATGAGGAATTTTAGCCCCTATAATTTAACATAACGTAAAGCAGGGGAATAACGTTCCTCCACAACCCGCAAGGGTAGTGGAAATCTTAATTTTTGCTGGGACAGAATGTCCCGATAATTTGACCTTATGCAACTTGCGAACGCCAAATTTTTTCCATCTTTTCATCACCTCTCTTTTTTGCTTTTTCAGCCTCTAAAAAAGCCATAGTTTCCAATGGTTTAGGGTGTTCAGCAATGACAAGTAATTGTAGAGCGCTATAGTCTGCAAAATCACCTTCTCCGTTTCTAATGCGGCTAATCGCCTGTTTTGAGATACCTGTGAGTTTGCTGACCATGTAGTCAGACTCAATATCTGCAACCTTTTTGAACCAATCTAGTAGCTCAATCGAACTGGTTATTTTCATAAGTTATCTATAAGAATTTGCTGCGCTCTAATGTGAATGATAGTCCCACTGAGTTGACTTTGCACTAGTCACAGTGTGTTGACGCAGTCATGTTGCTGTGACTAATATCCGCTCCAAAGCCTATAAAATCTAGTAAGCAAGGTACGGTCGTGTTAGTAGAGCATAAACTTTCAGTGTACGAAAAAACATTCCCCGCACAATCAGCGGTAAATGCCGTTGCGCTAATCACACCCGATACTAGTGCCAAAGCTATTGTTGCTCGCGCTAAGCTGCCGAACAAACAGCGTTTATTAGAAGATAAACTCGATAGTCATCAATTGCGTTCTGAGATTTTGCACACCCATAGCAACTTGGCTGTCATGCTTGCCAATGGCTATTTGGTTATCGAAAAATTCTTTGGTTACGCTGAAGCGCGCAAACGCTTATTAGAGGCGGATAGGGTGCTTACTTTAGGGGGTATCAATCTCAGTGTTTCTGATGATGAGCTTTGCGAAATCGCAGAAGACAAAGCCCGCTTATTCGAATTGCGTTTGAAGTGCAGTGAACCCACTTACAAGCTCTATAAAAAGCTATGCGCCGACTTTCGTGTGTACTGCATTGAACCACCAACGTTTGATGATGATTACTTTACTTTATCACCTGCTGAGCGCTCAAAGTTTTCTCCTGCTTATCGCCAAGGTGTGATGAATCAATTGAACGGTGCGCTAAATCGCATGGCTTGCCCGCTTTGGTGGCGTCGTCGTTTACGTACCAAACAAGCGCTTGTCATCGAGCAATTAGCCCGTGATATGCGTACCGTACATAAAAAGTCTTCGCCTTATGTCAGTGAGTTTACTATTCGCAGCAAGCGCGAGCGCAACGCCAAATCAGACGCGATAATGAATGATTTGTATGTTGTGCCAAATGACGCGAGTCCCTTTGATGAATTCGAATCATTGAAAGACGTTGCAGCAAAAAGTTCTACCTCTGGTAAGCAGCTGGCCGCTGAACTCATGGTGCGCATTCGTGGCTTTGAAGAGTGTTCAAAAACACTCGGCCACCGTGGAGAGTTTTATACCATCACCGCACCTAGCCGTTTTCACTCAGTACACGCCAGCGGCATTCCTAACCGCAAATATAACGGCTCAACACCGAACGATGCGCAGGACTATTTCAATGACTTGTGGAAACGTGCAAGGGCATTGTTCGCCAAGGCTGATATTCGCCCTTACGGTTTCCGTGTGGTAGAGCCTCATCATGACGGCTGTCCACACTGGCACATGCTGCTATTTATGGAAAAAGGCCAAGCGATTAAAGCCCGTAAAATCCTAAAAGCTTTGGCGCTTCAAGACACCCCAAGTGAAGTCCGTACATCATCAACCCGTTTTAAGGCAATCAGCATCGACCCGAAAAAGGGCAGTGCTGCGGGGTATATCGCCAAATACATCACCAAAGCTGTTAACGGTGAACACATCAATCAAGTGACTTGCTCTGAAGCGGGAAAAATCTCAATCGCTCCCGCTGATGCAGCCGAACGCGCATCCACATGGGCGAGTACTTTTAATATCAGACGTTTTCAGCAAATTGGTGGCCCAAGTGTGACCACATGGCGCGAACTTAGACGCCTTGGCATGGGTGAAAGCGGCAAATGTGAGGTTGCAAACTCTATGAACACAAACTTAGACACGGTTTCCCGTTACGCCCTTGAGAAAGTGAGAGCTGCGGCCGACGCTTCCGATTGGGCGGCTTTTTGTCTTGCCATGGGTGGTGTGCAGGTTAAACGTAAAGACCAAGCCGTGCGCATTCACTATCAAATCCCTGACATCGTTGACCAAATCACAGGGGAAATCAGCCGCAGTGAATCTAATAGCCCGTACTTCACCACCAAATATGGCGATATGCCAGCCAAGCGTATTTTAGGCGTTGCGTGGGATTCGGTTGTGGTCATTACCCGTCGCGGTACGAATCAAGTACTAACCGAAAAAGACATTCAATCACAGCGCAAGATAATGCTCGGGGTGTCCGAATCTATCCAGAACTGGGTAGATGATGGCCGTTTTGAACAACCAAGCGTAGAAGAAATGCAGTTCCTAGAGTCCTGCGCAATCGAAGACTATCAGAACATGTGTTTGTTTATGGATTACGAGGCACTTTCTGTAGTCAGTAGCGACGAAGTCGCCTTGGACTTGTGTCATTAACTGTAACCCTAAGGAATTCACATGCAACACAGCAGATTAAACGACCTACTACGGTCACAACATCAACTTATTGAAGACTATTCAAAGGAGCAATAACCATGGCCAGTATTGAAGGTGCAATCACAGACTTACAACGTGTTAACCGTACGGACGACAAAGGCGCACCCTTGCCTGAAACCGCTGAATTTAAATTTCACACTAAAAGCCCCGCGAGCATTTGGACGGTAAAGGTGACTAACGACCAAATGGCTAACGGCACATTTTCGCAGCTAGAAAAACTCCAATCAGATCCGAATGGGTGGGGCTTAAAACCTGTGCTACTCAACCTTGAATATTACGAAGGCGCAAACGTAGCACGCCAAATGGAATGGAAAGGCTTCCGCTTGAACTCTATCGCAACACAGCAAGCGAAGTAAGGAATTAACATGCAATGCGTCACTATCACCGAGTCAGGGCAACTCATCGCTACCACACAACCCGCGTGCGAATACGTGTTACTGACTCAAGCGCAGCTGACGCATTTGCAGTTTGACGGATTGGTGAACACGCTCAACGAGCTGTTTGCCTTTGATACACCCATGTTTGGGTTAATTAACGCGGCAGCATTAACCGCATTTTTCGTTGGCCATAGTATCGGGCGTATCGTTCGAACCATAGGCAAATCATAAAACACACACTCAATGTTAAATAAGGAAAATCACTATGAAATTAGTATCTAAAATCGCACTTGGCGCAACGGCTGTTATGGGTTCAATGGCTGCATCTGCAAATGAAGATGTAACCACGGCGCTTACTACTGCCATCTCTACAGGCCAAACCAACTATACGCTCGTTGTAGTAGGTCTATTGAGCTTAGCCGCCATTGGTTTCGGTGTTGGCTTTATCGTTAGCAAATTATCTCGTTAATGGTCACCACTGTTTTACTCGGTACGTTCCTCGTGTGGGTCTTCGTTGAAGGCTTCACAAGCGGGGTTCGTACCTCCTAAACCAAAGGCGTTAATATGCGAATTATCCTATTGATGGCGCTTTTTAGCGCCTTTTTTGTCACTCAAGCTTTTGCCGTTACCCAAGGGCAGATTGACCGCAAGCGCTCCCCATTCAATGACGACTTTTATAAGTGCCGCTTGATGAGCGTAAACGGTGGCGTAGAGGACAGGGTTGATGTAAAGAAAATCAGTGATTGCGTCAGCAAAAATATTGCTATCTATTCAGCGTATTTTATGAGCTTAGGTAGACCCGGACTATCGGATTGCGGAACGTTATGGTCTCAAGAAGGGGCTATCGCCAAAAGACTGTGCTACACATTAAATGGTATCGATAGAGAAGAAAACATGATTGTTCGATACACTGGCCCACATTTCACAAAAACATGTACTGGCCCAACTATCCCCGACGGTTGGTCGCCTTGGTATGATGAACTTGGTGTGATGTGGTGCATTCCACCTGCTAATGATAACTGTCCAGCCCCAAGCGATGATGATTCATTTACGTTTGGTTTTGGTGAGCAGCGAACAGTCTGCTATGACAACCCTGATGGAACACAATGCCGTATCGAGACTGATGCAACAGGGAGCTACTATCATCCAGCTCATTATGGAAGCGCTGAGCCTGTTCCATGCCAAGACCCACCACCGCCAACTGACTGTGACCCAAGCGACCCGAACTGTAATACAGAGCCGCCTGATTGCGACCCAAACGACCCTAACTGTGACAACACAGACCCACCGCCTCCGACGGACTGTGAACCTAACGACCCGAATTGTGATAACACAGACCCACCACCGCCAACGGATTGTCAACCGAATGACCCGAATTGTGATGATGGGCCAATTACTGACCCACCTGATTGTGAGCCAGATGACCCCAATTGTGACGATGGGCCAATTACTGACCCACCTGATTGTGAGCCGGATGACCCCAATTGTGACGATGGGCCACCCACTGACTGTGAGCCAGATGACCCAAATTGTGATGATGGACCACCGACGGACTGCGAACCCGACGACCCAGATTGTAAGCCGTGTGTTGGGCTTGATTGCGGCAAGCTCACACAAGAGGGGAAGCAAGGGGGGCTAAACGACTTATTCAAAACAGAAGAGATTGAAGAGTTGAAAAAGCAAATTGAAGAGCAGCTCGAAGCCAATACTGATCAGCTCGACCGCATTGAATTTGAATTAACACAGATAGTCAGCTTTTCAGGGTCGCTTGCCAGTGGGTACGAATCGAGAAGCTTAGATTTATATGGCAACCAGATTGATATATCTGTTGCGCGCTTTTCTAGCTTCTATCAGATGCTAGCAGCGCCATTAATGTTAGTCGCAGTTATCTCTGCCTTGTTTATTTTATTGAGGGAACGTAATGAATAAATCAAACGCATTACTACTAATTATGATGTTGCTCTTTATCCCCACAATAGCCATTGCAAAAGACTATGAGGGAACAAAAGGGATGTTAGATTTTATCAATGATTTCATCACTGATATTTGGGACTTATGGGACAGTGATATCCCGAATTTTATCACCCGATTTTTTGCTTGGTTTGTCGAGTATGCCACGCTCCTAAAACTCAAGATTGAGCTAGAGACGATTAAGTTCGCATGGCAGGTTTCGAAGAACATCATAGACAACTTCCAGATTGGCTCACGCTTAGCCAGTGCTGCCAGCGCACTACCAAGGGATGTCCAAGCCGCATTGGTTGATATGCGCGCCTTTGATGCCCTGAATGTGGTTATTCAAGCGCTTGTAACTCGATATGTGATGAGGTTCTTATAATGGCAACGTCAATATTTCATGGTGCGCCTGGTTCTTTCAAATCCGCCTCAGCGGTGTGGTTCGAATTACTGCCAGCGCTGAGAGCAGGGCGCTTAGTTGTCACCAATATTGAGGGCATTAAGCCAATCGAAGACATCGAGCAGGAACTCAATGAAACCTTTCCAGAAACCGCCAAACTATGGCGCATGTCGAGCCAAAGTGACACAGGGCATAAGCTTTGGCGAAATTGGTATCATTGGGTGCCATGTGGCGCTCTCATCATCATGGATGAAGTCCAAGACATTTACCTAACGGAAACCACGCAATTCAAACCTGAGTCGTGCGACTATCAGCCCGTTCAAAACTACCAAGAAGTGCTACCCGAAGACTGGTATCAATATCACTTAGACACCCTAGAGACCTATAAGCCCGCAGACCTAACCAGTGGTGATGTCGATGATTTAGGTATCGAGATATTTAACGAACACGGACATATTATCTACCCCAAAACGCTGAAAGAGGCGTACATGCGCCACCGAAAATACAACTGGGACATTATCTGCTGCACGCCTGATATTACGTCCGTGCATAAATACATTCGCAATGTGAGCCAATACGCCTACGCGCACAAATACTTTGACGGCCTAGCCAAAATTCCTTATTTCTATCGGAGACCACGAATCCATGAACATAATCCAAAATTGGATGGCAAAACGCCAAACAAAGCCGACCCAAAAAATGGCGCAAAATCCCCGTCCAAGTGCACGACCTCTACAAATCCACAGCGACCAAATCTATTACAAGTGCCACAGGAAAGAATTTCCTTCTCAGTCCTATGTTTGCCTTTCCGGTGGTTGTGGTCACTCTTTGTCTTGGTTACTTCGGCCTATATTTCGGTGGTGCTTTTGATGTTGAGGAAAACCCGCAAGCAGCGCCAGTTCCTTTGGAAAGTCATCAAGCGGATAGCGCTCCTGTTCCTGATAATGACGCTGTTCAGACTCCTGCTGCTCCAACTATTCATATAGGTTTGCCATACGATGCCAAGCGCGCATACATCAGCGCCATTATCACCACGGTTGATGGTGAGCGGGTAGAAAAAGAGGTGGTTATCGAGTTCAAAACACAAGACGGGACAGTCTCGGCCAACTCCAAAGATATGACCCGAATGGGGTATTCGGTTGTTGTCTTTAACTCGTGTTTAGCACGTATCGAGTACCAAGGCTTTCAGTATCATGCTATCTGCAAACCAACGGACACACCGCCACCGATACCCGAACAGCAATACCAGCAACAAAACAAACAAGGACAGCAACAACCCATTAATTTAGCTGGATTTGGTGGCGACGCGCCAAGCGGAGCCTGAGCGCAGCGCGGCGACACCAAACACCAACATACACAACCTGCTTTGATTAAATATTAGGTATATATGACTTGTATTATTCAAATTTATCTCCATATCTCAATCAAGTTCATCAAAGAGGGTTAATACTAGTGAGACTTAATATTATGCGTAATAGCATTGAAACTTCAAATGTTCTATTGGTTTATTCAGTTAATACTGAAAATAATAATGAAAGAGATTCTAGAGGTGTTCGTGACGATATAAGAGAAAAGCTCAATTTTGACAGTTCTTATATAAATATTGACGGTGTAGACACTGCTTATGCCACCAAATATAGAATCGAAAGCGATGATTTTGAGAGCGAAATGAAAAAAGCGAAGACTTATTTCAAAAAGATGCTAGTTGATATTGCAAATAAGCGCGAATGTGAGATTAGAGCGGTAATATCCATAACTGAGCTAGGGCTTATCGAAATCAAGCACACTATTTCCTCTAATTGA